CTGGACGCTCAAAGGCGAGCGCCGAGTCCGTTAGTCGCGGCATCGCGAAGCACACAGCATCCGGCCGCGCTCGCGCCGCGTCGCAGTCCACTGGTCGAGCAGCTTCGCTCGCGCCGACCGAAGTTCTCGGCTTCTACGAGTCCACGTCCAAGAAGGTCCGCCAGCGCCTGAAGGCCGTCGCAGGTGCGCTTGCCATCCAGTTCTCGAACCTGCCCTTCGTCGAACCGCAGGGTGTCGCCTGGGCGCGCGCGAGCGTCGACTTCGACGAGATCCAGGACGTCCAGTACGGATCCGGACGCGCCAGCTACTACGTGCCAGGCGAGCTCCGAATCGACCTGCGCTCGCCGTTGCGCGAAGGCAAGAAGGCGCTCCTGGACCTCGCCGACGCGCTGGGCGAGGCGATGCAGCGCCAGCAGGTCTCCGGGGTCGTCTACTCCATGGCCCAGGTCGGAAAACCTGGCGACCGGGGCGACGACGAGTACGGGGTCGAGCTCGTGGTGCCGTTCCGCGCTGGAGACTCGTTCTCGCGCGTGGCGGGCGGCGCGCCGTCAGCGGACGACTTCCAGGGCGCCGAGGCCCAGGTCCGCGCGCGCTTCCGCACAGAGCTCCCGACCGTCACGGTCAGCTACGACAACCTGCCGCCCACGACCGGGGCGACCTGGTTGCGGCTCTTCGTGCACGAGACGCCGTCCTTCGACGCGGGTGGGCAGCGCAGGACGGTCGGAATCATGGAGGCGCACATCCACGTCCCGATGAAGGAGGGCGAGCGCGCTGCGCTGCGGCTCGCCGACCAGATCGTAGTGGCGTTCCGCCTGGTAGACGCGGGCGGCGTTCGCTTCTCGCTTCCGTACCTCCAGGGTGGCCGCGAGGTCGCGGACTCCTGGGTCCAGCCGGTCTTCTGCCCGTGGTCGGTGGACCACGCCTGAGCCATGCCGCAATCACTACCGTCTCACCCCCCGGAGCTCGAAGACGTCCAGGAGAGCGACCCGCACGCGACCGATGGCTACGTCGAGGTCGCGAGCAACCAGGGCTTCGGCGTCCTCGTGGTCACACCCGATCACGCGACCGAGCTCATCGCCACGGGGCACTGGCTGGCGTACCCGTGACGATCATCTACCTCAAGAGCACGCGCGGCGTAGGCCGCATGCAGGTGGTGAGCGAGGAGATCGCCGCCAAGCTCGAGAAGACGAAGCGGTGGGAACGCTACGCGACGAGTTCACCCGCCGCGGTGGAGAGCAAGCCTGCCGAGCGGGAGGTCAGCAAGCCGCCGGCCAAGAAGCACGACCAGGACGGCGGTAGTCCGCCCATTCGGAGCATCGAACAATGACCGTCGCCGATACCAGCTTAACCGCGCTCCGCTACTCGAAGCAGTCAGGCTTCGGGGTGGTGCCGACGACCGGCTTCCAGGAACTGCGCTTCGCGTCCGAGGACTTGCAGCAGAACAAGGAGGTGGTCACCTCTGACGAGATCACCGGCGACCGCATGCCGCCGGACAACATCCAGGTCGGCTCATCGGCCGGCGGGACGATCCAGTCTGAGGTGATCGGAGGCCAGGCCCCCGCTCTGGACGACTTCTGGCTAGGCGCGCTCGGGCAGTCCAGCGCGTTTTCGACGGCGGCGACTACGTCCACGATGAGCTCCGGAACGATCACCGTCGACAACGTCACGGCAGGCGGAAACCTTGACCGCATCACGATGGTGCACAGCGTGACGAACTGGGCAGCATTCCCGGTAGGGAGCTACGTCCTGGTTAGTGGCTACACAACAGACGCCGCGCTCGGATCTCTCGCCTATTTGAACACGTCGTATCAAGTCGTTTCGGTGAGCACGGTTACGCTGACCCTAACTAAGGGGCCGCGCGTCTCTGGCGCTCCGAAGACGACTGGCAACCTGGCAACGGTCGGGTCCGTAGTTGTTCAGCGCTACGGAGAGGCCCTCAACGGCACGGCGCTCCAGTACTTCACGATCGAGCGCAAGTACTCGATCGCGAGCAGCTTCGCGCGCCTGCAGGACGAGGCGATCAAGGGCTTCGAGTTCTCGATGCAGCCGAAGCGCCCGATGCGCCTGACGTGGACGATGCTCGGCAAGGACGAGCTCGACGCCTCGACGCAGCTTCAAGGTTCGGCCCCGACGGCGGCGCCGACCAACAAGTCGTTCGCGCCGGTCGCGGACATGAAGAGCTTTGCCGTTGGCGAGGACGGCCACTCGTTCCAGCTCACGGCCTTCAACCTGAAGGTCGACGGCGGTCTCTACTCGCAGGACGAGGAAGCCGGCACTCTCGGGCCGCAAGGAACCGGACTCGGGACGTTCAAGGTCACGGGGCGAGTCGAGTTCTATTACGAGGTCGGCACGCTCCACTCGGTGTACTCGGCGTTCCAGGACAAGTCGCTCTTCTACTCGCTCGGCAACGTGGCGGGTGACGGGCTCGGCTTCGCGATTCCTCGGATCAACTTCACCAACGGGAACCGCGGGACATCCGGCAAGGACCAGGCGGTCAAGGGGTGGCTCGAGTTCCAGGCTGCCAAGGGGACGGACCCGCTCGTCGGCGCCGCGCACCTCATCAAGATCCTGCGTCGTTAGGAAACCAGCATGCCCTTCTCAGATGCAAGCCTGACCGCGCTGCGCGTGGCGCTCGAAACCTCGTTCGGAAGCGGGGTCGCGAACGGACAGGGCTGGCTGGAGTGTCGGCAGGTCAACGAAGACCTAGCGGGCACGAAGGAGGTCGTGACGTCCGACGAGATCACGCCGGACCGGATGCCACCCGACAACATCAACGTCGGCTCGGGCGGATCAGGCACGTGGACTGCCGACCTCACGGGCGGATTCAGCTTGGTGCCGGCTGGCGAGAGCTGGGACAAGTTCTTCCGCTGCGGACTCGGCTCCACTTCGTACAGCACGCCCATCGGAGTCAACCTGACCGGTGCGGCAACGCTGACGCCGGCCAACGCGGTCGACCCGGACGAGATCACGGTCGCGATCACTGGAACGCCTGCTGTCTGGCCAGCGTGGGTAAACGGTGAGTTCATCACCTGGGCCGGCTGGAGCGGGGTGCGCTCGGTGCTGAACTCCGTCTACAAAGTGAAGAGCGGCGGCGGCACGGCCACCGTCACACTGTCCAGCGGCCCACGCGTTCCCGCCTCGCCAGGCACGCAGCCGGGCACCGGGGTCAGCGTCTTCACCCTGGGATCTGTGACGAACGGGTCCATCTTCAACTCGATGGTGATCGAGCGGCAGTACTCGGTCGCTTCACAGTTCGCGCAGATGACCGGGTTCTACATCGCCGGTTTCGACGTCGACATGCAGCCGAAGCGGCCGTGCCGGCTCACTTGGAACTTCATCGGCAAGGATGAGGCGTCCAACACGGTCACCATTGGGGTCACGCCGTCGCCGGCGAGCATCGCGAAAGCGCTCGTGCTCGGAAACGATCTCCGCAGCTTCTCGCTAGACGAGAACGGGCACGACTTCTTCCTGAACTCGTTCAAGATGTCGGTGAAGAGCGGCGCCTATCCGCAGGACGAGCGCGCCGGCACCGTCGGCCCAATCGGCATCGGCCTCGGCACCTTCGGGATCACAGGTCGCTACGAGTTCTACTATTCGAACGACACGATCGCGGCCGGGACGGTCCACGACCAGTACCAGAAGTTCACCGACAAGGAGCTGCACGTCGGGCTGGCGAACGCGAACGGCGAGTGGTTCTTCATCCACCTCCCGCGCATCAACTGGACCAACGGCAACCGCGGCACGCCGGGGAAAGACCAGCCCGTGAAGGGCTGGGTGGAGTTCCAGGCCGCGAAGGGCACCGGGTTCCCGTACATGGTCAAGGTGGGGCGGCTCTAGCGCAGTGAACGCGAGCCGCGCGGGCGGCATCTCCGGACATGACCAAACTCTCCAGCATCAGGATCGACCCGGAGGAAGACGAGCGCGGGCAGTGGCTCTACTTCGGTGAGGACGTCTACCTGCGGATCCGCAGGACCACCTACGCCCCGTTCCGGCGCGCGATGCGGCGGATCATGCTCGAACGCGAGGGGCGGGCGGCAGCGCCGGACCTGGACCAGCGCCTGACCTTGGAAGAGCAGGAGGAAGAGGCGCTCCACGCGGCACGCGGCGAGCACCTGATCGCCGACTGCTACGGCTGGGACGCGGACAGCGAGCCCGTGGCCTTGAACGGCGAGGCGAAGCGCGAGGAAGTTGGTGTCTCTGGCGACGGCACGAAGTTGGAGGTCTGGCGCGCGAACGGCAAGAGCTACCGCAAGGTCTCCGAGGGCGACGGCGAGGCGACGTACCAGGAGCTTGTGCAGTGGACGCCCGAGCTTTCTGCCCAGGTCATGCGCGACAGCGGGCACATGCTGCTCCGCGAGTGGGTCAAACGCTGGAGCGACATCATCACCGTCGCCGGCATCCAGAAGGTGAGCGCTCTCTTGGGAAAGTCTCGGACGCAGTCGACTGGGAGGCCCAGTACGCAGACATCTCCGAGC